GGCAGCGTCAGATGTGTATAAGAGACAGTATCTGTTCTTTCCCAATTACTCGCAATAGGACTAGCATCCCCTGTAAAACTTGTAGTTAATCTCCATTGATCTGCTTCTGTAATTCCTGGAGTAAAACCAGTTCCAACAGTTCCAGCAACGTTAAAAGTTGCCCCTGAAGGTACAGTTATAGTGTCCCCTGAAGCTCCAACCGTTAAAGTTGTACCTGTAGATGGTTGTATTAAATTTGTCTCAAGTGTGCTCATTATAATATTGCGAAAGTGCTCCCTGATGGAATAGTGATTGTACCAGATACTGTAACTGGACCAACCAATGCTCCGTTGTTAGTGCCCGACATAGATATACTCGACCATGTCTGGGCGTTTTTCATAAAAAATGTTGCTGCTAAAGAACCAGCGGTCACCGTTGCGTCTGTCGGCGTGCCGATGTCATATGTATCACCCAACACTACACCAAAAAAAGTATCCGATGCAGCAGGATTGCCGGTAAAAGAAATTGTGGACCCTGTAATACTGAACGCGGAAATTGGTTCTTGGATCACGGATGAAACAGAAATAATTACTGATGCTTCGTTTCCTGGAGACACAGCTGTGCCGCCAACCGTTAAGTTAAACGGTCCTGGTGTTGATCCGGTGAACGATCCTGATATATCGTCCAATATTTGATACGCACCCGTCTGGGGCGATTTTCCGACGTATGCCATATGTTAGTTCCTTTACTCTGTAGGGATCGGGTTTGCAGTCTTCACGCTTGCTACATGGTCTTTCCAAGTAGTTGTACCATCAACATTGTCGTGGTACTGCATGTCTAACTGTGAACCTAGATCACCGTAGGCGTTTTTTCTTGTAGATCTAACTGCATTTTGTCTCTCTTCGAGATCAGCAGCAGAGTCTACAGCATTCAGTTGAGCGTCAGTTGGTTGAGCTACACCTGACACATTCCATGTCTTGATGTAAGGGCCCTGACCATTTGAGTCATCCTGAAGCATAACGTCTTTTGTAAAGTCAACAGATGCCGCGCCGTTGTCAGCGCAATATTGCTTAACCTTGCTTGATAGTGATGCCATTTTTGTTCTCCTTTGTTATCTTATATTATGGTTTTGTTGGAAATACAACAGCATTTGCTTGTTCAACTGTCGTAACTCCATTAGTTAAATCTCTCAATTCTTGTCTGTAAGTAGTCATATCTGCTGACATTGTATTGTCAGACATTCCATGAAAGTCTGTATCTATTAATAATTGATTTCTTTTTGATCTTAAATCTGCCATAGCATTATCAAATTCTACTTCTGGTATTTTAGCTTCTATGTCAGCTTTAGAAATTGGTGTTGTTCCATTTAACCACTGTATAGTTTCATAGTTATCATCTTCATATCTAAATTCTGCATTTGGATTAATTGCTTTTATTGCTTGTGCCATGTCTACATTATTTGCCATTATGCTAGTACCTCAAATGCTGTTAATGTTGATGCACTTCTTCCTTTGTGTGCTTGGTCGGCATCTGCTCCTGTTCTGTTTAAATAATGCGTTGCTCCAGCTTCAGGATAAAATTTTACAGTATACGTAATTTGCGATGTGGAACTAGGAGAATCAATATAAGATAAAGGAACTGGTTTTGAATAACTGCTATCTCCTCTACCCATAGACATCGAACCAATTCTATTACTTGCGTCTGCGGCCGCACCTATAATTGTGGTATCTCTAAAAAAAGCAAAACTTCCATTATAACCTGCTGCATTTGTAGAGTATTGAATAGTTGCTAATAAAAATATTGTGCTACTAGATGCTGATGGAGTTATATTTAATGTTAATCCTGATGCCTGAAAAGAACCTGTTGTACTAATAGTTTGAACAGTATTTAAGCTTTGAGTTACAACTTGACCAATTTTACCAACAGCCGCTGCAGCTAAAGAAGACGTAGCTATATTACCAGATGGTATCGTACCTGTTAAAAAGTTTACCGCGTCTACTTTACTTAATGCCATAATTTATCCCTATGCTCCTATATTAATTTGTATCCACTAAAAAAAGTATGATAACTACTAGTTCCCCCACTTCTTATTGTTGATGATGAACTATTTCCAGTTGTTATATAATAATATAAATCTACTGTATTTCCAGCAGATAAATCAAGTATTGTAGAACCAAGTTTGTAATCTTCTGTATATGCTGGTTTATCTTGCCAACCTTCAACAAAAGTAGAGTTATTAACTTTAACATTATATAATGCAGCAGTTATTTGAGCTCCTGCATTAAAATAATTTACACCCCAAGAAAATAAATATTTACCGTCTTTACCACTAGGAACTGTAAAAGTGTTAGATGCAAAAGCACTATCAGTATCAAATTTTTCAAGATCAAAAACTATTTTGGTGCTTGTATTATGACTTAAAGTTTGTGCTGAACCATTAAAAGCTAAAAATGCTGGAGTGTTAGTAGCACCGGCTGACTGAACAGCTGTTTGCATTCCTGAAGATAAAGTAACATTCCCAGCACCATCACTCGTGATGATGTCGTTGTTGTTAAAATCTTTATATTCGTTTACTTTAATAATTGATCCCATTATCCGAACAATGCCTCCACTTCAGCGTCAGTAAGAGCCTCGCCGGTTTTTAGTTTGGCTTTGCCGGTTGTTCTGGCATTTGCTGCTGCTGTTTTAGCATCTTTTAATTCTTGAATTTTCGCATTAACTTCTGCTTCTGTTGGTTTTGTAATTGAACTGTCATGCACTATAATATTTTCATAAGACATTCTATGCGATCCTGTCCAATCTTTTTTCCAACCAAACCATTGACCATTGTTCATTTTTGCTAAAGCTTTATTTAACCAATCTTGTTCATTCATTCTATGTGTCTCCCAAACGTATAAAATTCATACCAGTTCTTGTTACATCAGTATGACCTTGCCAAGTTCCAGAACCAGAACCATCTGCGTAAAGTTTTACTTTACATTGCGAAGTATCTGTAACATCAAAAATAAAAGACGCTTCACAAGGTGTTTGTGCATTAGCAATATACATTGACCCGTACATTTCTGTTGATGCACTATACGAACTATTATTTAATGTAACGTTTATATTTATTCCCATATAAGTTCTTGCGCCATCTGCATCAATATTGGATATGCCTTGAATTAACCATATTCCAGTTTGTGGAAAAGTAAAGACACCAGAACTTTCCGTCATACCTGTTCCAATAAACCCAGGCCCATCAGTATCAACTCTTTCCCAGTTAGTAGCTATATCACCGCTAGTAGTATCAAAATTAGCAGTTATTCTCCATTGATCGACTACTGTGATTCCAAGATTATTAGTAACGCCCGCACCAATAGCAAAAGTCTCTCCCGACGTACCGAGAGTTACTGTTCCTGATCCAGATATCGATTCTATGTTTGTTGTTTTAAGTGTTCCCATTATCCGAACAATGCCTCCACTTCTGCGTCAGTAAGAGCTTCACCTGTTTTTAGTTTAGCTTTGCCAGTTGTTCTTGCGTTTGTATGTGCAGTTTCTTCATCTTTAATTTCTTGTATCTTTGCATTAACATCAGCTTCACTTGGAATAGTTGCTGTGTTGTCATTTAATTTTATATTAGAATAATTCATTGGTGAATCTAAATCTTTCCAACCATACCATTGACTTATACCAGTATTAAATTTGCATAATGCGTCTTGAAAATAATCTCTAGCCATTTTATGTATCTCCTAATCTTATAAATGAAAAAGTTGTTTGATTTTCACTTGAACTTCCAGCAAAAGTAGTACCACCACTTTGGCTTTCTGCTACAAATTTTATTTTTACATTTGAAGTATCTGTTACATCAACAAATGTATAACCTACTGATGTAGTTCCATCTGCTGCACTAGCACCTCTTTGACTATGACCCAATCTATCTATTTGTGAATAAGAACTATTGTCTGTTGTTAAATCTACTCCAATAAAAGTATTATCGTTATTTTCTATAAATGAAAAATAAAGTCTTACAAAAACAAGATAAACACCTGTTGATGGAAAGGTAAAAATTCCAGAACTTTGAGACATTCCAGTTCCTACAACAGCTCCACTTACTTGAGATAAATTTGATGTAATATCTGTGCTTCCAGATTGACCAGATATATTTGCTGTCAATCTCCATTGATCTGCTTGTGTAATTCCTGGTGTAAATCCAGTTCCAACAGTTCCAGCAACATTTAAAGTTGCGCCTGCAGGGATAGTTACTGTATCCCCAGAAGTTCCTATCTCTAAAGCTGTTCCTGATTGCGGGTCTAGTTTATCTACAAATAAAGTTGCCATTATACTATCGTTAAAGTTCCACTTACTGTAACAGTGCCTGTCATACTAACAGGACCACACAACATCATATTATCTGTTGCTGCAACAGTAATAGAAGTTGATATAGTTGCTAAATTTTCATAGCCACCATTGATTGATTTTATCATTCCGTATTCAATTGAATTTTCTCCGGGTGTAGTAGTCCCTACCGCTTTACCTTGGTATACTACATAAATATTATTAGTGCCTGTTGGAGGGGCTGCGGTAAAAGCTAAAGTTGTTCCACCTGTTACTGAATAAGCTGAAAACGGATCCTGACGGACGTTTCCAACATAGACTTCGATTTCGTTAACGTTTCCTACAGATTGTGTAAGTGTAAAATTTGTAAGTATATTATTACCACTGTACTGCGAAGAGTTCATGGTCAGTAAGTTATTTTTTGGTTTATTTCCTAAATACGCCATGAGTTCTCCTATGTACTTATATCATCTACTGCGCCTACTACTGTATCTAAAGATGACGCTGTATCTGATTTGACATACAGTTGATCTCCAGAAGCAAGAACAATTTTACTGCCCCCATCGATTAATTCTAATGATCCGCCACTTACGATCGGCGCATTTTTAATTAGATAGTAGTTAGAGCCACCTCTTTCGATATAAGCTTCTACTGTAATTGTTGTTGTTAAAACATTTGCCATTCTCACACTAATACAACAGTCAATACTATTAGTAGCACCGCCTAAAGCATCTACTGGTGTTGATCCTGTTAATCTTGTGATGTAATTTTTAAAATTCTGTGCCATAATTTCCTTATACTAGAGTGCGATCGACATTGCAATCACAAAACCGTTAGTTGCTCCTGTTGATGCTGTCGCCCATTCTGGAGCTGTCGCCCCTGAATTCATTTGTAATATTTGAAGTCCTGATCCTTTTCCTAAACGAGCTGGAGTATTTGCGGCTGAAGCATATAAAATATCTCCCCCTGTTGTCAGTGTCATATCCATTGTTTTAGATGCAGGGAAAGTACAAAATACATCTTTAGTTCCACCACCAAGAGTAATTGGAGAAGTATTACCATCGGAATTATCAATGACCGTTGTTCGAGCTAAATTAGCGCTCGTTGCATCTAAAGTTCCTAATCCAACTTCCCATTCAGCAGTTCCCTGATTATGAATTGCATAGTAAGTTGTATTATTATTTCCAATTCCTGTTGCAAAAGTTATAAAACCAGTTGCCACTGTTCCAAGTGCAATCGCACCTGTACCAGTAGTCGTACTCGTTTCTTTTACTCTGTCGTTTAAAACCAAAGCCATTTAATTTTCCTATTACGAAGTTATACTAATAATCGCATCAGAACCAGCAGGTGATCCAGAAGCTGGATTCGGGTATGTAATTGTAAACGTCCCATTAGAACAAGATTTAGTTCCACCAAAGTCTAATACAACAACTAGCTTGTCTGCATTAGTGTCATTATAAATTGCTGCGTAAGCTGCACTAAAAGTTGCAGGCGTTCCTGATCCCCAAACTGTATCTGCAAAATCAACTGTTGCTACGTTGTTTTGATTAGCTACTGCTTGTGAACCTAAAGTTTCTCCGCCAGTTGTATATTGACTTCCACCACCAGAACTTACTTCGCTATTAGTAAGATATGCTGTTGATGCAGTAGTATAGCTTCCAATACCAGTATACAAAGCAATCTTAAAAGAGTTTCCTCCACTTGCAAAATTATGAGTTCCAGTTAGCAATTCAACTCCAAAACTGTAAGGTACTAGATTTGCCATATTGTTTTATCTCCTTAATTACTTGATGGTGATTTTACGTTAAGTTGAGCGCGAACTTCACCATCTTGATATTCGTCTCTACGTCTGATACCGATTTGTTCGATAGCATACGATTCTAAAGCTTCTGTATATGCTTTTGTGTAGTATTGTAACATATCCTGCGGACCTTTCAAGTATCCATATGCATTTACTAGACAAGCGTATAAAAGCAAATCTTGATATTTATTTGATAAATAAGTTCCATTTGTAGCGGCTGGCGCTGCTGTGGGTAATGTTGTATTTGTTATACTTATGGG